GCGCAAAATACGCACTGCTTTGACCGTCAAGAAGATCGGCGTTCAAGTTCGCTACAAGCGTTGTTGACATAACAGTGATTGGCGCGGTTCCAGTAGTAGCAGTAGTGTCCAATGTGCTAACTACCAGTGGTGCTGCCGCGTATGACACATTTGCTGTATCAATCGGGCTTGCAGGCTCTGGAGTGTAGTCTTGGAAGAACTTCCACTTACCATCTGTTGCGTCACGGAAAAGACCAGTGTGTTTGTACGTGCCATCGTTGTAGTTACCAGCAATACCAAGGTCCGGGTTAGAGATGTTGCTGTTGTTGTTTAGGTAGATAAATGGATCGTCAATTGACAGGCTGTTTTGCGTGTACGTGTTGATGTTTCCAGTAAGGTTGAGGTTTGCGCCAACAGTTAGGTCGCCAGTTGTCGTAACTGTTGCAAACGTAACTGCCGACGTGTTTGATACCGCTTGTCCGATTGCAATAGTTGGTGTTGAACCTTCACCTGTATTACTTGTGATTGTTACGCCTGTGCCTGGAACAACCGTGGCTGTGTAATCTCCAGTTGTGTCAGTCCCAAGAGCAACAGAGTTTGCAGCGATTGTTGCTGAACCATTAGATGCAATTGTGATGTCTCCAGACACCTTGCCAAACACATAGTCTGTGACTCGTGTAACTGCGGCCTTGCGGTTTGTTCCTGCACCGCCATCATCAACGATGATCAAGTCTGCGTCAGCAAGTGCGGCTCCAATATCTGTGCCACCGTCAATGTTGAGTGCTGCTAGCGAAACCTTATCTGCTGTTGAAATTGTTGCAAGTTTTGTATCTGCAATCGCTGCCGATGCATTGACATCAGCGTCTACGATTACTCCAGAAGCGATAGCTGTTACGCCGGCTCCATCAATTGTCACGTCACCAGAAACTGTGGTCGCAGTAACAACACCGGTTGTGGTTGTTCCCAAGAGCAACTGGCCAGCAGTCGCGTTTGCCAACTTGCTGTGCGCAATTGCGGCGCTTGCGCTAATGTCACCATTAACGATTGTTCCATCAGCAATCATTGTGCTGGTCACTGTTCCAGTGTCGCCGGCAGTAATTGCTGTTCCTGAAATCTTTGTTTTGTCAATAGCGGCAGACGCATTGATGTCGGCATCAACAATTGTTCCATCAAGGATCATCGTGCTCGTTACCGAACCAGTATCACCAGTTGTTACAACGGTTCCTGAGACATTTGGAAGAGTAATTGTTCTATCGGCTGTTGGATCAGCGACGGTCAATGTTGTCTCAAAAGTATTGTCTGTCGCACCTTCAAATACAACGTTGCCAGTAAGGTTCATGTCTACGAATGTTGGACTCGCTGACGTTGCTACAGACTGACCAATCGCAATTGTAGGTGCGGAGGCTTCACCTGTGTTTGACGAAACTGTTACACCAGTTCCGCCAACTACGGTCGCGGTGTAATCTCCTGTTGTATCGCTTCCAAGCGCTACGCTATTTGCAGCAATTGTTGCACTGATTGTTGCGTTTGCTGAGCCATTGAATGATGCAGAACCAATAACATCGCCAGTTAGCTCAATTGTTCGTGACGTTGCAAGAGTTGTTGCAGTGCCAGCGTTACCACTCACGTTTCCAGTGACGTTGCCCGTCAAGTTGCCAGTCACGTCGCCCGTCACGTTTCCTGTCACGTTTCCTGTCAGGTTGCCCGCGACTGGACCAGTGATGTTTGCTGAAACTGTGTGGAACGACACGTTTGCTGTTGTTGCAACATCTTGTCCAATTGATATTAGTGGATTTGCTCCTTCTCCAGCATTGTTTGAAATCGTCACACCTGTGCTAGGAATAATGTTTGCTACATAATCTCCAGTTGTATTTGATCCAAGTTGAATAGCAACGTTTGACGTTGTAATTCCAGTAACACGGCCGTATCCATCAACGTTTACTGTCTTAATAAATGTCGCACCATCGTCGCCAACACTGTTGCTTGGCGTAATTGTTGCCAAGTCAATTGAGTTGCTATTTACGACAATTCGCGAAGTATTTGCTGTAACTACGTCAAGACTGTTTGTTGCCGCGTTTGCTACAAGACCAGCGCCAGCGTTGAATGACTGTGTTCCAGTGTAACGAATAAACGTGATTGCATCAGTTCCAAATATATGAGCGCCGTTAGTACCAGTGCCTGTTGATGAAACTGCAAAACCTTGATCATGATTTATTTCACCGGCGCTTACAAAAATAGACTCGCCGGGTGTGACTTGTCCAGGCCACGTTCCATCCATACCGTCGCCTCGAGTAAGGATCCAGTTAGCTGACACGCTTCCTTGGTTTGTAACCGTGTACACGCCGTTGTGCACTGCGTTGGCTTGGTTAACAACGAGAATGCGTTGACCTGTAGAAACTTGTGTGTTGTCTACAACAAGACGGGCGTTTGCTGATGACTCAAGTTTTGCGCCAATTCCATAGCCACCGTCTGCGTCTAATGTTCCATTAGTGTACGTCGGCGAGTTCGGCAAAGCCTCTGTAGTCCCGTAGTACGCTGGCCTGTGCCAGTGATCCGCAGCAAGACGAGCTTCAAGTGACGCTGTTGTAGTGATGTTGCTGTAGGTTGAACCGTTTTCAGTAACTTCCCACTTATCATTTGTTTCATTCCAACGAAGCACAACATTTGTTGAGTCACCACGCTCAACTTCAATACCAGCGTTCAACGATGGTGAGCCAGTTGCACCTGAGTTAAGAACAACGATGTTGTCCTCGACTGAAAGAGTTTCTGTGTTGAGAGTTGTTGTGTTTCCACTAACTGTCAAGTTGCCAGAAATTACAAGGCTTTCAATTGTGGTTGAGTTAACCCATGCGGTGCCGTTCCACTTAAGCAAGTCGCCGTTTGCTGGAGATCCAGCCGTGACATCGCTAAGAAGATCAAGTGTTCCCGCCGCACCTGTGGCTCCCGTTGCACCAGTCGCACCAGTCGCACCAGTCGCACCAGTTGGGCCAGTGACGCTACTTGCTGCACCTGTTGCGCCAGTTGCACCAGTCGGACCAGTAACACCCTGCGCACCAGTTGGGCCAGTCGCGCCTGTCGGACCTTGAAGTCCGCCATATGGAAGAGAGTTCCACGTGGTAACGCCATCTCCAATCTTAAACTGATCTGTATCAGTCTCGATTCCAATTTCACCAATGGCAAGCACTGGGTTCGGGCTGGCTGATGACCACTGCGCCGCAGTACCTCGCCTAAGTTGGATTTGGATTGCCATTAGCTTACTCCTCCTGCATCAATCACAGTGGTTCCTCCGTATATTGTATACGGATCTCCACCGTCGATATTTATAAAAGCTGCACCTGTCGGTCCAGTTGGACCGGCAGCACCGGCAGCACCGGTAGCACCAGTTGGACCTGTGACAGTTGAGGCCGCACCAGTTGCACCAGTCGGACCAGTAACACCCTGCGCACCAGTCGGACCAGTAACACCCTGCGCACCAGTTGGACCAGTGACTGTGCTCGCTGCACCAGTTGCACCTGTAGGTCCAGTGACACCTTGAATTCCTTGCGCACCCGTTGCACCTGTAGGTCCAGTGACTGTGCTCGCAGCTCCTGTCGGTCCAGTTGGTCCAGTGACAGTACTTGCTGCACCCACTGCACCTGTAGGACCAGTTGCACCTTGAGGCCCAGTAGGTCCTGTTGCACCAACGTTAATCAAAACCAAGATAACTGAATGGTTGTTTGCAAAACCTGGTGTTGTTCCAGTTCCACCGCTTGTAAGCAATGACACCGCTACTTCAACGTATCCAGTTTGTGAAACAGCGTTAGAAGTTACATTGAATTTTTGGTAGTTGTTTGAATCGTTTGCATCTTGGATGTAAAGAACATCGTTAGTCTTGATAAGAGCAAGGAAGATGTCAATGTCATATCCATCTTTGTCAATGTGTGAAATTTGTAATTGCGTTGCAGAAGTTTGCGTAGCGTTGTTGTAAGAAATGAATGTACTCGCTGGGTCACCAGACGTAGTAGTCGTTTTAATCTTGTAGTCGTAGAACGAAGACGATTGACCTTGTGGGCCAGTCGGTCCCGTAACACCTTGGGTACCCGTTGCTCCAGTTGCACCAGTAACACCTTGCGCGCCAGTTGCTCCAGTTGCTCCTGTTGGTCCAGTAACTGTGCTCGCTGCTCCCGTCGCTCCCGTTGGTCCAGTGACTGTGCTTGCCGCACCCGTTGCTCCCGTTGCACCAGTTGCGCCCGTTGCTCCGACTGCACCAGTTGCTCCTGTTGGTCCAGTGACTGTGCTCGCTGCTCCAGTTGCACCTGTTGGACCAGTTGGACCAGTAGGTCCCGTTACACCTTGAATTCCTTGAACACCTGTTGGTCCAGTGACAGTTGAAGCTGCACCAGTCGCTCCCGTTGGTCCAGTGACGGTGCTTGCTGCACCGGTTGCACCCGTCGCTCCAGTTACACCTTGAATTCCTTGCGCACCAGTTGCACCAGTAGGACCAGTGACAGTGCTTGCCGCACCCGTTGCACCTGTTGCACCGGTTGCACCTTGAATTCCCTGTGCACCCGTTGCTCCAGTTGCACCAGTTGGTCCAGTTACTCCTTGAATTCCTTGCGCACCAGTTGGTCCAGTAACTGTGCTTGCAGCGCCAGTTGCACCAGTTGCACCAGTTGCACCCTGCGCACCGGTCGGTCCAGTGACGGTACTCGCTGCACCGGTTGCTCCAGTAGGTCCAGTAGCCCCTTGCGCGCCTGTTGGTCCAGTGACAGTTGAGGCTGCGCCGGTTGCTCCTGTTGGCCCTTGTGAACCTGTAGGACCTTGGATGTTTCCAACGTTTACCCAGGCAGATGAAGTTGCTGACCAAACATAAAGATCTCCGTTTACCAGGTATCCCTGGCCAGCGCTACCTGTTGGCTGCGCTGCGATAAGTGCAGCTTGTGACCCATATGAACCAAGAATGGTTATTGAGGTTCCAGCAGGTCCAGTTGGCCCAGTTACTGTTGATGCTGCACCTGTAGGTCCTGTCGGCCCAGTAGCGCCAGTTGCACCCGTTGCACCAGTGTTTGATGCAGTGCCAGGCGCACCCGTTGGTCCTGTGGGACCTACTGGGCCAATAGACCCACGTGATGTTGAGACAGTTGGGCCATAGGATCCAGCGTTTAGAATATCAATAATTTCTGCAAAGATGTCAACTGCTGAGCCGTCACCTGTGACCAAGTACGTGTTGAATGTAAACGGAGATACACCGTAGATGTTGACGCTTACTTGATAGGCCCAACCAACCGGGCTTAAGTCTGTGTCATCAGTGCACGGAAGCGTTACGCTAAAAGAGCCAGTTGAGTCAAGAGTACATGCAATTGGACTAGCAACAATGATGGCATCTTCTGCGTCTACAACAGTCACAGTTGGGGTAAAAGTAATTACTCCTCGGGCAGCATTTCCATACGGAGTGGTATAGCTTCCAGTGACTACTCGTGTTGTAACATCATTTGGCCAAGGCATGTGCAACTCCAGTCCATGCGCAATCGCGCACAGGCGTTTCTGTGCTTAAAACTACCTTAGAATAATACCAACAGTCTATTGGTTGTCATTCTTATAAGATGACGCAAACCCAATTGCAGTAGGTGTTTTGTCTTCGTTAATTGCTTCTGATTTTTCAGACACGTCTGCCGCCACTGCTGTGTCTGCAGCATCAGCAAGTGCCGCAAAAGCAACAACATTGACCCAATGTGGGCGAGAATCTACCATAGTCGTTGCCCTGACGAGGTCATAAGCACTTAACATGGCAGCAACTTCTGATGTTGGAATTGGCCCTTCAAGGTCAAGAATGCCTGCCCAGACCATTCCAATGCGAGAAAGATCTACATGTTGGTTGTCTTCTATGAGTTCGTAAATTGCTTCTTGTGCGTCAATTAAGACTTGGTTTTTCGCCGTTTTTGAAGATTTGATCCTTGACTTCGCCATATAGGCTCCGATGCAATTGCCGTTTTGGCAATTGTATCCCTAGTCAAGCCATACGACATACTCAGCGGTAACGCGGCCTTTTACTGGGTCAACAAAGTGAAGCCGCTGCGACGGCTTGCCAACTGCCGCGACTACTTCTCGAGCGTACTCGTTGTGTGACTCTGGCGATCCAGTGATGAACACGCGCCCGGCGTTGGCCATAGTCATGGTAGTCGGGGTGTGGAAGTGCCCCATGTAGACATCTTGAAACTCTTCAATAACACCTGTGGCCCAGGCATTTGCCTTTCGTAGAATACTCGATGTTCCTTTGCACTCGTCACCGTGAACGAGTAGTGCTTTATAGTTTCCAATTGCCACCATTTGGTACCAATCAGGAGACATTTGCCACGTCACGTTCTTGAGATCTTTAGTTCTATCTTGTGCTATTCTGTAGCTAATCGCATCAATGTTGTCGTTTGCTGGCATCTCACCCTTACGCCCAAGGCGACCGTGGTTGCCGTACTCGCACACTACATGAACTTTGTCAAAGAATGCTGCGAGTGTTCGGATCATAGTTTCTTCTATCCGAACTGTTTCAAATAGTTGTTCAAACAAATGAGCTTCTATTTCCCAGGCTTGACCAGGAAAAATAGTAATGCCTTCAACCATGTCACCACCAAATAAAACAACACACTCGCGGACTGGGTGGTGCGCTCGTTGGATTGTTGTCAATTCAATGACTTTGCTAGTCAGTTGCTCTATGCGATCAGAGCATTTTCCAATTCCGTACGATATGCTTCGTTTTCCGTTTTGCCAGTCGGTTGCATGAATAAGAGCAACTTCAGCTTTAGTTTTTCGCGAGTCTTTTTCTCGTTTTATCTCTGAAGGTTTAGCTGGACCAGATGCAATTGCCGCGTCTCTTGCGGCACTAAACACTGCTTCTGTGATTATTTCATTGGCCCTTTTAGCCTTATACGCTGTCTGCTGTGCTTTCTTAAGCGCGGCTCGTAGCTCGGCTATTTCATCTTCTTTGCGAATATCATCAGACAGGCTCATTGTTTACCTTAGTTACAAGTTCGCCGCGGCGATAACGACTGATTACGTTGACAGCTAACTTAAGTCCGCGCTTATTCAACGCTTTTGAAATACTTGAAGCAGGAATTGAATGATCATCAAGCGCCTTAAGTAGATCGGCAGCATCTGACTTATTCATTTCATCTAGTATTTCTGCAATTCGTGAGCGCGTGCCTCGAGTTGACTTTTCTTTTTTGATGTCATCAAATAGCGATCCCATAGTTCTCCGGTGGTCAGGCGTGAATGTACTTATCTAATTTATATCATGTACTGGAACATGTACTATGTATATCTAATGACAATATTGTAATTTATTTGATAATGTCTCTAGCAATACATATGAAAGATTTCAAAGTTGTTCAGCATTTTGCAACCAGGCTGGGATATAGTTGCGTGCATAACATTTTTGATAAAGTAACAATCTGCTCTCTCCCAACACAAAGGCTACACAATGCCAACAACGTTTTTATTGATGTCTTTACAGTCATTTAGGTGCCTTACCAGATGAGCGCATGGGACTCAGCTACTGGAAGACTAGGGCCAGCGGCCCAGTGGTACGCCCAAAATGGCTGGAAAGTTATGCCATGCTATGGCATCAACAACGGCCGATGCACTTGTGGTGGAACCCACGCTGAACCAAAGGACGTCGGCAAACACCCAAGCATTCCCGAGTGGAACACACAGGCAACAAGTGAACTTTCTGCTATTCAAAACTGGTGGCCAGAAGGCAGCGAGAGCAACGTCAGCGTTTTCTGCCGCCCAAGTGGATTCTTTGTAATTGACATTGACCCGCGGTCTGGTGGGCCAGACTCATTTGAGAAGTTTGAAGCACTCGTTGAAGGCGCGTTACCACCGACAGTTGAGGCAATCACTGGCGCGTACACGATGGGAGGAAAAGCTACTCGTGGGCGCCACTTGTTTTATCGTTGCGAAGAGTCAGAAAACTTGGTCGGCAACCTTAAAAAATCTGGCCTAAACGGAATTGACATCAAGCATAATGGATATGTATTGATTGCGCCGTCACGTCACTTTTCGGGAGTGTGCTACGAGTGGGTTAAGGGCAAGGCGCCGTGGGAAATTGAGATAGCACAAGCGCCAGAAGAGCTGCTTGTTACTTTGCGCAAGAGAAATAAAAATATGTCTGCTTCTCTTGGCTCTGGCGACTGGGGATTTCTTGAAGGACTTGAGTGGGGCGGTGAGCGCGTCGATGTTGATCGTCTTCTCGAGGAGGGAATTGACGAAGGTTCTCGCGCCGTTGACATTTACTCGATGACGTGCGCGCTTGCAAATAAGTTTCCAGTTCACACTGAAGCAGGACGACTTGCAGTTGAGACTATGATGATTAGGTTCAATGCAGAGAAAGTTCGTCCACCACTAGAACTTGAAGGCCCTGGTGGATTGCTTATGCACGTTCGTCGTGCAATGCAGTTTGTTATTGACAATCCTAAGACTGAACGCTTGTGGCCTGGGCTACAAGAGTGGGCGAACAAGTCACAAGAAGAGTCTCGAGCTTCAGCATCAAAGCCAGCGCAACAGACACCAGCGCAGACACAACAAAAACCAATACAAAGCTCGACTCAAACTACAACTTCAAACTTACCTGGCACGATTGGCGGATCGGTACTATCATCTGTTGAAGACGGCGACTCACTTGCAAACGCAAGTAACCTGTCAAACATTGATGTGCCAAAAGACCCTGACGCACTTGGTGAGGAGGAGGGTGGCGAGCCTGGTAAGCGAACGCTTACAGACGTTGGCAATGGCCGACGGTTGATTGACTCGTTTGGCGCCGCAGTTCGCTACACACCAGGACTTGGTTGGTTTCACTGGGACGGTGGGTATTGGAAGCCAGATATTGAAAGTCTTGAAATGCGCGAGCTTTCAAAGAAGGTTGCGCCAATTGTTGCGAGTGAGGTTGTTCATTATCTTGACGATGCAGACAAGCAATCAGAAGTTATTAAGTGGGCGCAGCAAGCAAAATCAAACTCGCGTATCAATGGTTTGATTGAAAGCGCAACGTCTGACCCGCGTATTTTGATTGATGTTGAGTCTTGGGACAGCGATGAAACGCTTATTGGTGTGTTAAACGGAGTTGTTGACTTACGCACTGGTGAGCTATTGCGCGGACGACCAGACCTTTACATCACACGACGTGCACCTGTTGCTTACAATCCTGGAATACGCAACGTGCGTTGGGAACAGTTTATTGACTTTGCTACTGGTGGCGATAAAGAATTACAAGAGTGGTTGCAAAAAGCCGCAGGCTATTCACTAACTGGTTTGCGAACATACGATGTTATGTTCATGGTTTACGGTCCTCCAGGCTCTGGTAAGAACACGATGGTTGAAGCTTTGGTTAAGGCGATGGGAACATCTCAGTACGCATGGCCACTTGACTCAAGCATTCTTGCTCAAGGCGATGGACAAGCGCATGGTTCTGATCTTTACCACTGGGCCGAGCTTCGTGGCCGTCGCATGGTGTGGGTTGACGAATTGCCAGACGGCGAGCGTATCAAAGAAAACTCAATCAAAAAATTGACTGGTTCATCTGAAATCTCAGCACGTTCACCTGGTGAAAAGCCGTTTACATTTCAATCACGCGCTAAGTTGTGGGTTACGACTAACCACAGACCAATCATTACTGATGATGCAATGTGGCGCCGTATTCGTCCAGTGCCACTGTTGAATGTTCCTGAAAACCCAGATCCAGACCTTAAGCATTACATCTTTGATCCTGAAGGTGGACTTCCTGCAGTTCTTTCATGGGCGGTTGAAGGCGCAATCAAGTTGCTTGGTTCCAGCGCACGTGATGGCTTAGGTTGGTGCAAGGCCGTAAGCGAGGCTGCCGACATTTATAGAAAGAATGAAGACAGAATTGGATTCTTCTTAACTGAAGAAACCAAAGAAGCTGAAAATACTGCAACGCCTGTAAAGTCCCTATACGCCGTGTACAGAGCTTGGAGCGAAGAGCGTGGCGAAAAGGCAATGACACAGATTGCGTTTCAACGAAAGCTGTCGGACAGAGGTCTTCAAATTGATGGCCACGGTTCAAGAGCTCAAATCATTGGTCGCCAACTTCTACCTCGAGTTGTTCAAAGCGGCGAGGTTGACTGGGGAACTGTTCAGAGGTTTGCCCGATGAGAAAAGTCAAAGTAGACATCACTGTAAATGGTGCGCCACTTTGTGTTGTAGCTATTAAGAAAAAAGACTATAAGATGATCACAAAACGCGCAGCCGAGCAAGGTATGACAGTAGAAGAGTATGTAAACGACGTCATTAATAGCGCGGGCGATTAGCAAGAGCTTCTAAGTACATAAGGTCTGGCGCCTTGGGAGAGAGGCAGCCAAAACGGTTAGGTCAGGGTTGAGGATTTTCCTCCCCTGACCTAATCTGTTTATCGCCTTTGTCAATGTACTGCTTTATCGTTGTAGCGTACCAGCGTTTTTCAAACGGCGTTTGTACACCTTCAGCATTAAACTTGTTTGCAATTTTTGCGTACGACATTCCTAGTCCGCGAAGCTCTACGATCTTTTCATACAGCTCGTCAGAGATCATGCGCTTTGGTCCAAGATCTACTCCCCACTTAAGTCCTTTTTCTCGGCGATCCTTATGGACATCTCGTTGGCGCTCAGCAATGATAGCTCGTTCCATTTCAGCAAGCGCCGACATGATTGTGACAACAAACCGACCCTGGTAACTGGCAGTGTCAAGGTTGAGGTCAAGCATGACAATTCGCCAATCGTTTTTATGGGCCCTATCAACGATGCTAAGAAAGTCCTGGGTAGATCTAGCAAGGCGATCAATCCTAGTCACAAACAACGCAGACGCCTCGCCTTTGTCCAACTTCTCAAGTGCGTCACGAAGTACAGGTCGTCCTTTGATTGACTTACCTGACCGACCTTCTTCTCGGAGAATTTTTACATCTGTAAATCCAGCAAGTTCGGCTGCTCGTTTAAGATCTCGCTCCTGCGCGCCTAACGACATGCCATCGTTTGCTTGCATTTGCGTAGAAACACGTGCGTAGAGGAATGCAACCTCTTTCTTCTTAGTTGCCATACGAAACCCTTATCTAGCAACGGTTTGCTGCTGTTAATGTACAAGTCAGATTGTATACCATTAAGGTTAAGGTTATATGGTTTTGGCCCTTATTTTATAAGGCTTTTACGATTGTTTTCTTTCTAGTCTTAGACGCTCAAAATTGTCTAGATCGTAGGGAAAATCAAAGTCGGTAGTCTCATCATCAATAACAACATGCATCTTATTGTTTTGATAGTGCGGACGGACAAGACTTTTGTACAGCCGCCAGCCGCCTGGAGGAGGAACTTTACCCTTGATCAGCCTCTCAAGATGCTGGTCAAGTACCGCGTGTGTGCTTGAGTCAAACGCAAGCGTAAAGATCTCAGGTCTTCCGCCGGTAACTGTCGAGTGGTTGTGTCGAAGAAACCACATGATCTCGCCCGGTGTTGTCATAATCTTCTCTATGGCTTGATCAGTGTAGTACACGTCGCCAAATGCAAGTACTGTTCTTTCTAAAGACCAAAGCTCTCTCGAGGACCAATACTTGGCAAAGTCTCCCCAGGAGATGTCGTGTGGAGGCACAAATAGCTTGGTTCCTGGATACACGTACTCGTCGGACTTTTCAACTACATACACGTCATCAGTGTAGCTGAGAAACTGGCGACACGTGCGATGCAAGATTTTCTCGCCGTCAATATTGATAAAGTGCTTAGCGACGCCTTGGTAGTTTCCCCATCGCAAGCCATCTCCAGCAGCAAGTATTAAGACTCTGTTGTTAGTTATCATTTTTCCGCTGCAGGTATTAACCTAAATTGACTCAGAAGTTGCTGAAGATCAAGGGACAATACTTGTAATTACTCCATTTGTAACTGTGACTGTTTTCCCATTTGAAGATGTAAATGTCCCTGACGCACCTGTCACAGAAGGTCCAGTAGGACCAGTTGAGCCCTTTTCTGCAAATAAATCCCAAGCTGGGCTAGAGCCTGGTACAACATTAACAACACCATTTTCGCGGCAGACGTAGGCAGAACCATTGTAAGTTACTACAAAGTACTCATTGTAAGTTGATCCTGGACTGTATGGACCTCGAAAATCAAATCCTTGTCCTTGTAAACCTTGTGAGCCTGAGTCACCAGTAATGCCAGTTTCGCCTTGTGGACCAGTTGGTCCAGTGACACCTTCCGCACCCGTAGGGCCAGTTGGTCCAGCAGCACCAGTTGCTCCTGTTGCTCCTATAGCTCCTGAACTACCTGCATTGCCTTGTGGTCCAGTTGGGCCAGTTGGGCCAGTGACAGTACTTGCCGCGCCTGTTGGTCCTGTTGCACCAGTTGCGCCTTGAGTACCTTGAGCGCCAGTTGGTCCAGTAGCGCCTGCGGAGCCAGTTGGACCTTGCACACCTTGTGGACCTTGAAGGTTAGAAACAACTACTTCAGTTGTGGTATTCGTTGTGTTGATCTCAACAGTGTTTGTTGTAGTTGAAACCTCAACAGTTGTGTTTGATCCAGCGATGTATACGACACTGGTCATTAGTATGTTACTTCCGCGACAACCGTCAAATTGCCTTTCAGCAGACGGGTAACAACTCCTCCCGAGGATTGAAGCTCGAGGTCGTAAGTGTACTTTCCAGGGTTTAGTGCTGCAGTTTCAGTAGCGGTTAGGCTAATGGTAATTGTTCCAGCAGCGCCGCCAAGAGTAATGTCTCCACCAACAGCACTAGTAAGTGACATTGACGGAACATTTCTGCTTCCAACTGTTGACCTTGCTTTTAGTCGTGCGGTGTATCCAGTAAGGTTTACAACCACGTCGCTAATCTTCCACGTCATTACCTGCGTGAATGTTGCACCTTGCTCAATTGAAATGTGATGAATACCAGCAGACATTAGTCAATCCTTCGGCCGCGATGACAATACAACTTTACCATCAAATCACGAATGTCATTGCTGAAAAACGTGATTTAGAAGTAGATCTTAAAAAGTTATTTCCTATATAAACAAAGGGTCATATTACTTTTTGTTCGTAAGTTGTAACAATCAATTGATTGACCTGGTATAGTTAGAACTACCTTACACAGTCCTTGAGCGTCCTATTCCCTACCCGAGGAGACTGCACACATGAGATTCATTAACGGTATACTATTATCTTTTGCAAGCTTGGTAACCGCAGCTACTGGTTTCGTAGTAGATGCCACAACCAGCGGCAAGGAACCTCCGAGTCCCATTGGGACTATGGGCGAATACACAGAAACCTCACGAGAGGTTATTCTCGTAGACAAGCAATCATTCGTGGTTGCATCTCCATATGACGCAAGATTTAACTACCCACGGGATCCAAAGAAGCGATGCCCGATGTGGGAACCTCTCCTTTACGAGGCAGCGTTGCTACCAGTAGACGTTTTTTCGTACATCGCCTGGCGCGAAAGTGGTTGCAACCCAGAGGCACAGAACGCCAAATGGGACGCCAATGGAAACATGACATACGCACTTAACAAAGATCGCTCGTATGATACTGGCTTATTGCAAATCAACTCGAGCTGGTACTCTGTGACAAAACTTGTATGTGGCGATGCTGCTGTTGAAAACAAAATGCAAGGATTGAAAGATCCGATCTGCAACGTCAACGTTGCACGATACATCATGGTCAATAGTAAAGGCAAGCTAGGTAACTGGCGAATCTATAAAGACTAATGTCAAGGGATCACAAGCATCATCTGTTTCATCACGCTGTTCGTGACTACGAAATAACAAACGGTTTGTTGCTGTCTCGAGATAAAAAGTTCAATGAACTTGCTGAGTCATTAATTGACGGCATCACTGATCATCATAGCGCAGTGCGCGCTTTTGAGATTACATTGGAGCAGTGGTATCACTGGCTAACTGCGCCCAAGCTTTCGGAGATGGGGTGATGCTGTCCGCCGTCACCTCCGAGCGGCGGACGAACACCCCTAAGGTAGCGCTTAGAATTTGTAACGCGCTGACGTTCAACTTTTCCGCCGTCACTATCAATGAATCCTTTCTCTAAGAGTACGGCGAAGATGATGTCATCTGCTCGTGTGTCATTTAGAAAGCTTGTTACTTCTTTTTCTTTTGACTCGTCTTTGTTGGAACTCGTAAATCGTGTGTGCGCAACGGATGGCCTAGCGATAGTCGCTGGCGTTTGCGTCCTGCTTTTGTTCCGCTAATTGTTTCAACCTCACCTGTTAGTGGGTTTGTTCGTGTTCGCTGTTGTGGGCCTTTAGCTCCACCACCGCCGCCTTTTTTCTTTCCCATGACGCAACTATAGCTTCCCTGTAGCGTGGTCATTTATGTGTTGATCGAGCTTTCCTTCTGTGCGGATTCCAGTCTCTTCAACGCGGTCAATCGAGCGACCAAGCGACTTGCCAAGTTGTTCAATTTTGTCAACAACAAAGTTATGGTCATCTTTGTTTTCGGCCCAGCGCTTTTTTGATCCCCTGCGCTCTGTTTCAAGGTACGCAACAGAGATGAGACCAACAGTGCCAATGAGTGCAACAACAATCTCAATCATTATGCAAAAAGCCTTGCCCAGACCTTTGGACCAGCAACTTCGTCAGTGCCTAGGCCATTGGCATTCTTAAACTTCTTAACTGCAGCACCAGTTGCTGCATCAAATGTTCCAGTGACTGGGACACCTAGCTTTTCTTGCAACGCTTTTACTGCGTCGCCACTTGCACCCGCTGTCAGAGGTCCCGGGAATGCTGGCTTACCACCAGCGGCTGGTTTAGCTGCGGCAGCAGGTTTTGCAGCAGGAGCAGCTGAAGCTGCCGGCACTGCACCAGGATTTGCATCAGCCCATGCCTTTACTGCTGCAGGAACTGCATCACCGGCAACATAGCGAATGTGCCAAGGCTCAGAAGGAACAACTTCCCATGACCAGCCAAAATCTTTTACGTTTGCAATCAACCAGTTAAGACGCTTTGGCTCTGAAGCTGAATGCACGTCTACTGCAATTCCAAGGTTGTGCTGGCTCTTGCCTGGTGTAGCAAGCATTGCCATGCCTTTTTTGAGGTGCCAGGTCTTTCCTTCAAACTCTTTTGTTGAGTTTGTTCCTGTTGGCTCGAGCTGATAGCGTTGCAAAAATCCAGCCTTTTGACTATCGTAGCTGCGATACGTGTCGCCAGCACTTGTTGGCTTTAGCTCTACGCCTTCAGCCTTTGCCTTTGCGACCATCGCAAGCCACGCTTGGGCGGCGAGGCGGTGAAGCTTTCCTCCACCAGGAATTGAGACAAGCAGTTCTGGTGAAAGCTTACCAGGCTCTACGCCTTTTAAGTCCTTTGGAAGAACAACCTTGACAATGTAATCCCAGGCTACTTTGGCCATTGCACTACTCCTAAAAGCTCAGTTTTCCGCTGCAGGTATTACAGCAGAATCAATCTTGCTTTGATTTTACTACACAGTACCAAGGGATCATTATGGACAAAACAATGGCAACTTGTAGTGCTTTGGTCATTGCAGGCTTCCTTGCATTAGTTGAGAACTAATGTCTTTGTACCGATGAGGGTTTCCAATCTGAGGAAGAATTGTTCCAAAGTGCGTAGTACTAATTACTCCACCCTTTGCTTCCATTGGCAAATTGCGCAGAACAAGAGCGCGCTTGAGCCAACGATCCGTTCCGTCATATCGTGGAGTGAACGGGGTTCTGCCGTGAACGGTGTCGTGGTTGTTGATAACCAGCGCATCTCCAGCCTCAAGAACTACTAATCTTGTGCTCTTTGAAATTGCATCTGATAGATGATCAAGAGCGCGTTGCGCCTCGAGATCTATTCCGCGCATAAGCTGGTGGTCGTATTTTAGGCGAGGACCACGCTCTGTAGAAGAGATAATCTCAGTAAAGACGATTTGATCTGGCTCGCCTTTTGTTCTAAAGCTCAAGTCAACTGACGTTGTAAACCTTCGTTGGCGAAGAACATTGACGTGTTCTGTGTCAAGGTGCGAAAGAATATCGTCAAGCACAGCGTATGTTGTTGCAGCCGTCGAGTCACCGCGAACGCAGTAAAGAACAACATAATCTGGTAGGTATGGGTGAAATGCTGTTTCGGTGTGAAGCTGTAGCTCAACCTTTGATGATGACGAGATCTGCTCTGTTTCACTTGACTTAATTGGGAATAGGTTATGAATAAGTCTGCCACTTTGTTCTTGCGCATACGCAATTGGCCAGCCGTACGAGTTAGCAAGTGATATGACCATGTCGTCAATCTTGCGAGTGGTCGGTACCTTGTCTTTTGACAATGGCGTGGCGGGCGGTGCCTTAGGGTCTACATAGTACCCGCGAAGAACGTGTGATGCTACCATTGGGAGTACTAACTATACATTATGAATAAGACTGTAATTTGACTAAGGTTCATTTTTTCCGCTGCGACTAGCGTAGAATAAGAATGTGAGATCACATCCTTATCATAATGTCAGTGAGAGAGTTAAGAAGGTTGTTCGGGGGCTGCTTCAGGACGCTGACGACTACCATCGTGGGCACGAGGCGCGTTTGGCACGGACAGTTGAACTCATCGTCAGTATGAACCCAACAGGGCGTATGCTCGAGCTTGGCACTTCGGGGTTTATTCCACTAGCGCTAAAAGAACTTCTTCCAGATCTTGAGGTTGTTGTGACGCATTTTGACGTGTCGCGGAGCGCAGATGGAAAGATGATGCATGGCCTAGGCGATAAAAAGCTCAAGCTGCGAACGCTTTGCGTTGATCTTGAAACAACCGAACTACCAGTTGAAGATGGCTATTTTGACTTTGTTCTTTGTGGTGAGGTCATTGAGCACATGGAAATTGATCCAATGTTTATGCTTTCCGAAGTTAATCGTGTTTTGAAAAGTAACGGTAAGTTGCTCGTAACAACGCCAAACGTGTTGAGTTCGCGTGGGCTGCACAAGATCATTCACGGTGTTGAGCCGTATTTCTATATGCACTACCATCGCACGGGTGAATACCATCGTCATAACTACGAATACACCGCAAAGTCGCTTGACGCATTTCTTAAATGCGCTGGGTTTGAACCGCGCGTCTGGACTGAAGATCTATTTGAAGACGGATTGTCTGGTGCAGTGAATCAGCTAAAACTTGCCGGTGTCAACGTGACAAATGTTGGCGACAACATTCTTGCAACGTGCACTAAGACATCTGGCGTTGTTGATCGGTACCCTGTTGGATTCTACGCTTGAAGAACTTGGCGGGCGAGTTCAACATCTTCGTCGCCTTGTAGATCGGAATGTAAAGACTTGGTCGGCGTTCAATCCGTCAATCGCTGTTGATGACAAGGGCAACTACTGCGTAGCAATTCGCTCGAGCAACTACGTCATTCTTGGACATGGCGAGCTGTTTGTAACTACTGGTGGACCAATTCGCAATCAGGTTTGGTTTGCGAAGCTAAATGATGATTTGAAAATTGAAGACGAGAACCTTTGGAAAGTCAATTTTTCCGCTGCGGCTATTGATGTAAAAGGAGAAGTCGTCAGAGGAGTCGAAGACCCTAAGCTTGTGTGGAGGGAAGGTTGGGTGTTCATGGGTGTGTTCCTGGAAAGGAATGTGCCCGTTGCGCGGAACTGCGTTTGCTACATGGACAAGAGTGCAAAAAGCGTTACTCGAGTTGACATACTTCCTGGTATTGAAACTAAGAAGCCAGAGAAAAACTGGATGACCTGCGCAAAGCAACCAAAGAACTTTGACTATGTTTATGATGGAAATGCTGTTGTAATTGGCGACAGAGTAATTCATCGCCTACGTGACAATCCACATCTCAATAAGTTGCGCGGCAATGGCCAACTACTTGAATACAGCAACGGCACGTACATCGGATTGATGCACTCACTTGAAATCAATCGGTACACTAAATTCTCGTCAACAACATTTGGAATGCTTGAGTATGTTCATAAGACCTATTCGCATTACTTCGTGCGATTTGACGAAGATGGGTGGATTATTGAGATCAGCGCGCCGTTTTGCTTTGAAGCTCCAGGTATTGAGTTTGCAAATGGAATAGTTGAACGAGGCGACGAATACGTGATTTCATACGGAAGAGAAGATGTTTCAGCGCATTTAGGGATAATTGACAAGAAAATCGTTAGTCGGTTGATGAAATCAGTTGACTAAGGTTTTATAATGAGCATATGCCAGAAGGACACAGTATAAGACATTTAGCGACGGTTCACTCATATGGATTCCTTGGAACAACTGTTCAAGCAAGTAGTCCACAAGGGAGATTTGCCGAAGGCGCCGAGCTCATTAACAATAGAGTAATGACCGACGTGACGTGCAAAGGTAAGCACCTATTCTTTCATTTTGATGACGACATTGTTCATATTCATCTTGGGCTGTATGGCTGGTTTACTACACGAAAGAACAAAGGCCAAGTGGCAAAAGACAGTATTCGTCTTAGAATTACTAACGAAGAATACGTGTCTGACCTTGTTGGGCCGACTGCTTGCGAGATTTTTGACAAACAAAAGTACATGGGAAAGATGAATAGTCTTGGCCCAGATCCACTTCGTGACGACGCAGATCCAGAAGAAGCATGGCAAAAGATCAAAAAGAGCAAGAAGACCGTTGGTCAGCTGTTGATGGACCAATCTGTCATTGCTGGCATAGGAAACGTGTACAGAGCTGAGCTTCTATTCCTCTCTAATCAGTCGCCATTTGTTCCAGGTAAGGAATTGCATCGCGACAAGTTTGACTCGCTATGGCGTGACTCAGTGCGTCTCTTAAAGGTTGGTGCTGAAGACGGTAAGATTAAGACTGTGGCCGAAAGTCACCTAACAAATGATGAGGTAAAACTTCATGGTTGTTCACAAACTAGTTATGTCTATAAGCGCACTGGCAATCCTTGCCGTGTCTGTAGCAACACTGTTCAAGCAGACGATATGGGCGGGCGCACGTTGTATTGGTGCCCGAGTTGCCAGCCGTCATGATGGATAAAGATCCACGCTTTGTTCAGAAAATGGATAAGAATACTTTTCTGTACCTTAAAGAACTAGAGTACAAAGTTGAAGACATGGGTCGTCAATTAGACGAGCTGCGCGAAGTGCACGCTATGACAAAAGCCATGTACCGACTTGCATTAGATGAATTAGAACAACAAAAAAATAAGTGCCCTAGATGTTCATTTCAGGGATCTGACTACATTGACTGATCTAAAGTACGACACGCCAACTGTGTACAACGACGGCGATCACGACAAGTTTGCACACTACGCTGAAAAAGACGAGATCACGAAAGCACTTGTTGAGGGAATTCCGATCGTTGCAATCTGCGGAAAAGTGTGGGTGCCTTCTCGAGATCCTAGCGGATTTCCGATATGTCCGCAATGTAAAGAAATGTTTGATCAATTATCTTGGTTGAACGATAGCCAAGTATAATTTCAATTCCTAATCAATCATCTTTGCGAACGAGGTCATTTCCGTGTCAACATCCATATTTTCTTTCCGCCTAAGCGACGACTTCGTTAGCACGTATCGGGGGCAAAAAGCGCCATTTGGCTACGCTGATGCCGCTGGAAACTCCGTTGGAGAAATTACGTTTCTTCGCACATATTCGCGGCTAAAGGAAGATGGCACAAAAGAAACATGGGTTGATGTTTGTGAGCGCGTTATCAACGGCATGTATTCACTTCAAAAGGATCATTGCAAAGCAAACCGCCTTCCGTGGAATGATGCAAAAGGACAAGCAAGCGCAAAGGAAGCTTTTGATCGCCTGTTTCAATTGAAGTGGACTCCACCAGGACGTGGCCTTTGGGTCATGGGCACACCGCTTGTCAACGTGCAGCGCAACTCAGCCGCATTGCAAAACTGCGCGTTTGTATCAACTGCTGAAATGAACAAGAACAATCCAGCTAAACCATTTGCTTTCTTGATGGAAGCATCAATGCTTGGTGTTGGCGTTGGTTTTGATGACAAGGGTGCAGACAAAGACTTTACAATTTATAAGCCAACTGGCGCACCGCTTAGCTTTAGTATTCCAGACACACGCGAAGGTTGGGTTGAGTCCGTTGCAATGCTGCTTAACTCGTATTTGAAAGCTGATCAGTTGCCTGTAAACTTTGATTACAGCGAAGTTCGCCCGGCAGGAACACCAATCAAAACATTCGGTGGAACCGCGGCAGGGCACGAGCCGCTTGAAAAGCTTCACAACCATATCCATCGCATCTTTTTTGATCGTGCTGGCGATAAGCTTACACGTGTTGACATTGCTGACATTGGAAACTTAATTGGAGTTTGCGTAGTTTCTGGCAACGTCCGTCGTTCGGCTGAGTTGCTGCTTGGTCGCCTTGATGACCAAGACTTCTTAAACCTTAAGAATTCAGAAAAGTTTCCTGAGCGAAACTCGTATGACCCAACAGCGCCGGGTTGGGGTTGGATGTCCAATAACTCTGTAGCAACATCAGTTGGTGCAGACTTGTCACCAATCATTGAAGGCATCGCTTTGAACGGCGAACCTGGTGTTATTTGGATGGACATGTCGCGTAAGTATGGTCGCCTTGCCGATCCAGCAAACAACAAAGATCACCGTGTTGCTGGCTACAACCCGTGTGCTGAGCAGTCACTTGAGTCTTATGAATGTTGCACGTTGGTTGAAACATACCTCGGCCGACACGAGAATCTTGAAGACTACAAGCGCACTTTGAAGTTTGCATATCTCTACGCTAAGACCGTTACGCTTTTGCCAACGCACTGGGAAGAGACGAACGCAATTATGCAGCGCAACCGCCGCATTGGAACCTCAATGTCTGGCGTTGCTGACTTTGCAGATAACAATGGACTACCAACACTTCGTGATTGGATGGATCAGGGTTACGGCGTTATTCGTGAATATGACAACATCTATTCTGAGTGGTTGGGTATCCGCGAGTCAATCAAGATGACAACAGTAAAGCCTTCAGGTACTGTTTCAATCTTGGCTGGTGAGTCGCCAGGAGTTCACTGGACACCAGGTGGAAAGTTCTTTAACCGCGCTATTCGCTTTGCGAATGAAGATCCAATGTTGCCACTGTTCAAGATGGCTAACTACCGCGTTGAACCAGCATCTGAGTCGCCAGATACAACAAGCGTTGTTTTCTTTCCAATCAAGTCAAAGGCAGCTCGAGCAGAAAAAGATGTAACCATCTTTGAAAAGATGTCATTGGCTGCTGCAGCACAGCGCTACTGGTCAGACAACTCTGTATCCGTAACAATTTCGTTCAACGCTGAAACAGAAGCAGAGCACGTTGGAACCGTACTTCACATGTATGACGGGCAGCTTAAGACTGTTTCGTTCTTGCCGAGCGGCAACATGACATACCCGCAGATGCCGTATACTCAGATTACTCAAGAAGAATACAACAAAGCAACAGTTGCGTTGTTTCCAATTGACTTTACAGGTGTGTACGGTGGACTTGCTGCAGACGCTATTGGCGAAGCGTATTGCACAACGGACGCTTGTGAGATTAAGTTCATTAAGGAAAACAACAAGTAATGGGCGATACAGCAGTTGTTCATCTGTCTAAGGCAAGTTCTGGGCTTAGCTTTTATTCAACTGCCTGTGGACTAACTGACGACTCGCTTTGGGTGTCAATTGGTAAGCAGCACGTTACGTGTCAAGAGTGCTTAAAGGCCACTAAAACACAGAAAAAGTAAAGCTTTATGGCACACAAAGCTACACCAGACTTGCTTAACTACGGTGCTACATATGACAGGGTTGTCGCTGAAGACGACCCAAACGGAGTTATGTACACTTTTGAGAATGTAATTCTTGGTGGCACGACTGCAGATGAAAACACAATATGTTTGAATGGAACATACGTAATTTTCACTGGTGTGCCGCATTACTTTCATTTTCTTAAAGAGTATCTTTCAGTCTTTTTACATACAAGAAGAACTAAAGATAAAGACGCTAAATACTTGTGGATTGATCATGAACACTTTTTCTTTCCCAAGTACCAAAACATGAAGCCAGTCCATGATCTTGTGTTTAGCATGATGAAAAGCTTTGATGGAATTAGGCTAAAAGACACCGATCTTAAAAACACTGTTGTTCTTATTGAAAAGCTCGTCGTAATGTATGACAGCCAAATGATCATAGCAAACACACATTTCCCTAGACACGACTATGGAATGACTCCTACGCTAAATCTAGAGCTTAGAGAGTTCTTTAGCCAGTACGCAATTGAAGACACGTCGCTGCCTAAAAAGATATTTTTGACAAGAAAAATTGTTAGTGAAGAATTGCCAAAACATCCAGACTACGCAAGCACTGGACAAAAGTGGAAAAAAGATCAAATAAAATTACGCTGGAATGAGCCCTGGGTTGAGGACGCAATTGAAGACTACTTTATGTCGCAAGGGTACGCAGTTGTTCAGCCTTCTGGAATATCAATGCAAGATCAGATTAGACTTTTCTATAATGCAGAACATGTCGCTGGGCTGCTTGGTACCGCGTTTTACAATGGAATCTTTTCAAAGCCTGGCACACAGTTTACTGCAATAAGAACAACTCCTGCGTATTGGTACAACTTTGAAGGCGACATACATAGTGTTATTGACACTCCGTTTTCATACATAAACTTATACAACAAGGTCTCGTATCCGCAAGTACAGATGATGCTTAAGAGCGAGGTCTACACTAAGAAAATTGCAATTTAGTTGCTGTATTTGGCTTCTAGTCGCCGTTTCCGTATAAATATAGAATTAGGCTATGGAACAGCTTAAGCATATTCTTTTGCGTATTTTGGCGACATTCGCTGCGTCTGGTCTTGGTGTTATCGGCGCTGGCGCAATTGCCGGTGTCCCAATGATAACTGCGATCTTTATGGCTGGCATCGGTGGAGTTGCATCAGTCATTGAAGGATTGTCTCGTGCGTACCTTGACGATGGAAAATTGACAAAGGAAGAAATTGACGCGGTGTTTACAAAAGCAAAAGTTGATGCAAAAAAAGAACCAAAGTCTGAGGCGTAGTCTCAAAACGGTTGGTATAGTCATTGTTGTAATACTCATTGTCTTTGACATCAAACGAATTAAGAGGATTATGACACAAGTCATTGAAGAAGTTGCTGAAAAACTACAACTAACCGCTGGCATCAAAATGATTGATGACACTCTCTACTCAATAGTTTCAAAGAACATAGTTGCAACTTCCGAGATAACTGACACTCTTCTTGACATTCGCCAAATTATTTTGGCAAATATTGGTGACAATTAAGACTTTGTAGACACGGGCGTGATACGGTTAGGCCCGTTATGAACAACACATCTTGGTTTTCAGACGCCGCATGCCACGGCAAAACTTATTACTTTTTTGGTCACCACGCAGAAAGACCTGAAGCAAAAGAAAAAAGAGAAAAGCGAGCAAAACTAGTCTGCGCGGAATGTCCAGTTATTTCTCAGTGCCGTGACTACGCCAGGGTAAACGGCGAGCATGGTTTTTGGGGTGGCGAGTCCGAGGACGAGCGATTTGAACTTGGGTTCATCACAGATCCAACGCTTCAACGCCGTCAGCGTGCTAGAGAGCGCCGACGAGTTGATAGAGAAGAGCGTGAAAAAACAAATACGGTGGGAGTGGTTGGTCGGCCTAAGACCAATAAAACAACTACGAGCTAGAGTCTTTATGCTCGTCTAGGATCTTTCCGCACATGTTGCAGAACATTACGCCTGACTTTCTACCTCCTAGGTATGTTTGCCAGTTTTCACAGCGGTGTGGAATGTATCCTGACTTAAACCAGTACCACACGTGCCTAATTCTGTCGAGCATGCTCGTACTGATCATAGTCATAGTTGCAACTGCAAGACTCGCAATGGCTTTGTAAGTCTGGGCGGACAACCCACATGGCAATAGCATACCCAAATGTTGCGCCAAGCACAGCGGAAAGCACAGTCATTGTCATTTCTTTTTCCTCTTTTTCTTGCTCAATTTATCTATTTCATCTGCAACTTCACGGAGGAAGCTTGGGTATATTTTTACTTGAACTTTTGCTTGTGTAGTTTCAACATGCTCAAGTAAATCAGCAAGTACTCGCAACGCTTCTTGTGTAGTTTCTTTTTCGTGCTTCATGCTGTTGCTTTCTCCATATTTGATAGCCGCGCCTTGTTTGCCTTTGGTAGCCCTACTTTTCCAGCCGAACGAGCTCTGTCCGCCATAGCTTCATGATCTGACCTGACTCGGTGGGAACCAATATGCGCCAGTGCTGTAATTCCTAGTTCTGTGATCTTGTATTTTGCACGTGAAAGCTCACCAACTTGCAGCAAGTAGCCGTGCTTTACGAGAGACTTAAAACTTTTGCCGACGTCTTCAATGAGCTTTACATTATGCTGCTGAAACTCCCTGTACTTGTCCGCTGTGAACCAGTCTTTTTGTGTCTTTGCGTAGCAAAGAACAATGTAAGTTTTGCTTTTGTAGTTTACATTTTGAGCATGAGTTGTCATTAGTGCTACTTTCCTGTGGCTATGCGCTTTTGATGACGTTGAACTGCGTAGTACAGCGGAGACGCATTCTTGATGCCAAGACCCTGCGCTATCTTCCCTAGTGATACTCCGTTCTGTAAATACTCAGTTGCTAATTGCGCGTGATACTGGCGTGTCCCAGCGGCCTTAGCGCGCTTGACTCGAGCGACTGCGTCATCAGTTTCTTGTTGAGTTGAGGTGCTGTGCTTACGGCCACCAGATGTAATGATCACAGTAGAAAGAAATACTCTGCGTCGGATACCTGAATAAGCAACGCCTAGCTCTTTCGCAAGCGCAACGAGGTTTCCACCTTGCTCGTGGTACTCGCGCAGTTGCGCAGTGTATTGACGGCTAATCTCATGATTTGGCGTGTCTTGTGTACGTGAACCGCAGGCTTTTCTTGCTGATTCAACCATTGGCTTTAATTTTTCCGCGTAGACCGCGGTTAGTTCCTCTGTCATGTCTCTCCTTGTTGTATGTCCTTCGGCGTTCATTATACATATGAAATAATAAATGAACGTGATAGGCCTTATCTTTTTTAGAGATACTTGGTAACAACGGTATTTTTTATTGAGATAGGTGCCATAATAGACGCATGATCTTATTTATTCTTATCTCTGGCGCTGTTGGCGTGTTGTTTCATCGTTTTGTTATGAAGGCAGTGAACGAGTACTCTTATTACGGAAATGTAGACACAACCAAGAACGTAGAGTATTGGTACTACCAAACACGTATTGAAGAAAAACAGAACGCTTAGTAGTTCTTAAGTTTTATCTTGTCTGGCGTCCAGCGCATCTTGTGAGCCCTACGCGCCTCATTTGCCTGTAGCTTACGTGTTCTTTCTGGCTCAGGAAGAAGATTGTACGCCTCGACACGTTTGCGATTTTTTCTTTCGCGCTCGTAGTCTTTTCGTGCCTGCGGATCTTTCAGTGGCATAACTACTACTGTACCTCTGAAGTGTTGCTTTTGTACAACCGATCTACTAACGGGCTTTGCCACACTGGAAGGCTACCGTATTTCTTTTCTATTCTGCCTTCGGTATACGTGTGTCGCACGTCGTTTTCATTTTTTGCCATTTCTTTTGCAATTATCTGCCACTCTTCTTTTCCATGCTTAGCCTCTCCGTCGTACCAGTCAGATGTTCCTTCTGCTGTGTACTTTAAGAAGTTTCTTGCAATAAGCCTGTGGCCGTTCTTAATCTCTGTTACTCCGTGAAAGTATGGCTTATCGCCAGGAAACAGCGGCGAACCTGACGGAAACACGAGTATGTCGCCAGCCTGTGGTCGGTACTTAATGATCTGTTCGTCAACGCAGAAGTGTATTTCACCACCTTCGTAGTCATCATTGAAATACGTTGTTGCTGTAATTAGAAACTTTTCACCGGGCCAATACCACTCTCCAATGTTGAAGTCAGTGTGGTAGTGCATTGTTAGGCTATCGTCTTTGGTTTCGGCAACAACAACATTTGGATAATACATGCAATAATTGCAAGTAGGCATTAGCACGGTTTCTGGAATAGGGACATTGTGTACGCCAACATAGTGTGACATTGCAGCAATGTTTGCTTTTTCTACTGTATTGCAAAAATCCATTTCAGTTCTGTACATTGGTTCTAGCGTTTTGCTATCTTTGTTTGAATTAGCCCACGTGTACTTTCCAAATACAAACCAATCATTCCAGTCATTTAGGTAATACTGACCGTTGCTTGACTCAAATGATTTTCGCGCTGTGTTCATTAAATCTGCCACATTCGGCAGCAGCCCGGTGTACACGTGTATGAGGGGGTGTAGCTCTTTGTATCTTAAATGAACGCCGTGCATGGATTTATACTAATCCATACGATCATCGGAAGTTTTTACCGCCCAAAACTGAGGCACTGTGTAGCGAAGTCCAGACTCAAGAACGCTTACAGAATGAGTAAATGGCCTGGTGCCTGGGAACAAAATAAGGGTTCCCGCCCTTGGAATGATTCTAATACCCTGAATATCAAAACTAAAAACACCGCCAACAAAATCATCATTGAGATAAAGAACCGAACTTACGTCCCTATGTGGATAACCGTTAGGTGTTGGTCCCGCAATTAGTTCGGCGCGGTCAAAATGCCCTGGCAGTTCAGCGCCTTCAACATAGACGGTAACTGCATACTTAGTTTCTGGATGTACTTCTAGAGAAAATGATCTTTCAATTTCTTCTTGTATTCTTGACACTTGTCCATCAAGGGTTTTATACAAAGCATCATTATCAGAATAATCAATAATCACAGGCGGGCGTTTTATGTGTCTATTGGTTTGGTCGTGGTACACCAATGATGCGCGTTCAACACCTCCATCAAGCATGGTGTTGAGGTGTGTTATCTTTACTTCGCTCAATAATTTTGCTATTTCGTGCAGAACGTCACTGTTAATAAAGTTTGGGATTACCACAATTCTATGCGAGTTGTTCACGAGGGTATACTAACCTACATGATCAGTAGAAATCTTAATAGTCTAAAGTTGTTTAGCTTGGCGGCGCTGCTTAAGAAGCTCAAAGTCCTTAACTTTTGTATCGCCCATATAGCCCCAGGCGTAGCCCGTTGCGATCAACGCCTCATTGACCGATGTTTCGGCACCATCTAGGTACAACCACCCTAAGATTCGGCCATACTTTTCGCTGCTGTCCATCTTTTCAGTTTTAATGACAACTACTTTTGCAGCATCAATAAGTTTCTTAAGGTGTTCTTTTACTTCTAGACCGAGTACTTTTTCAGCCTTGTCAGTCGTGCGAGACTCGGGAGTATCAATGCCAGCGAGGCGAACTCTAGAAGAGAATGAAATATCAAAACCAAGATCAATAACAACATCAATGGTGTCTCCGTCTACAATCTTAGTTACTTTGTTTACTTTGTACTCGTACACTATTCTTTTCCTTCGAGATTATCTGGAATGCCATTGCCGTCTTTGTCTTCAGCATTGCGGCCAGTTGAGATCATAAGACCAGCGAGTGTACCAGTAATAAATGTTGCAACAGAGGAAAGAACACCAAAGAACATCTTGTCATTTTCTGCTTGTGCACCAATTGGTTGAGTAACGAATACCAATGCGTAAAGAATAAAGAAGGTTGTGATTAGCAGCACTGCCCCAAGCATGCAGCCAATTACAAACTTAAGTCGAGCATCTAGTTCTGCGGGGGTAAGACGCTTTTTCATGGCGCGATGGTCTCCTCTGTTGGAAGTAATTCGTTTAGTTCTGGGTTTACTAGATCTTCCAAGGTTGGATTGAATCCGAGCAAGTCTTCTGTGCAGGCCCCATTTACCTTGCATACCGGTGGATTGCATTCTTCACTCTCCCAATTCTCTGGATCTTGGCATGGATAACGATAGCCACCGTCATAGCCGCACGAAGCAAGCACAAAGGAAAAAGCAAATATAAGACTAAGCCGTTTTGTTTGCTGGCGCTTTTTGATGTGCAACATCTAAATATTGTACGCCGCTATCTTGGTATGCGAATCTCGCTGTATCCAATGGTTGAAGGCGTAGTTAGTTTCTTGAGCAAGGACGTGTAGTTATTATGAACTATCGCATCTGGAATAAATCCGCTGCGCCGCATTTCACGGCTAAGTTTTGGCAAGTTTCTAAACGGGATTTGTGGGTCAACGTGGTGAGCCATGTGATGACCGCTATTCAAAGGCATCAGTAGCAGCTTTCCAATTATTGTTTGCCTTACAAAATGCGAGGTCAGACGAATATCATTGCTTGGCATCATTCCACCGTGCTCGGCAATTGCGTGCAGGCGCTCAATAACCCTGCGCGATGTAAGCCATGGCAAAACCCAAAGTAAAAAATAAAAGTAAAAACCAACACTAAAAGTGAACGCCATAAGTATCAAAACTTGCACAATGGATATCTTTGTTCTGTAAATCTTGTCTTCTGGTCTGTACCGCGGACTTAACACAAAGAAATGATAGATGTTTTTAAGACCCATATACCCGCTCGCATCTCTTGTGATCTTGCGATACATGCTTGCTTTTGAAATTGGGTAGTTGGCATAGATGGGTAGCTCTGGTTCTTTTTCACCAAGCTCATTTGCATGGTGAATTAGGTGGTAGTACCTAGACCTGTCAAACATAATTGCTGATGGGTACGAAACAAACCACCGACCAATAAAATCATTTACTTTTCTACTTGAAAAAAGAGTACGGTGGACTGCTTCATGCGAAAGTTTACCATTTTGCGTATGCGCACGACCCATAAGTACTGCGCATAGAAAATAAACAAGTATGCTGCTTGTCTTTACACAAAGCAAGATTACTAAGACTGTTTGCGCATACACAGAAAGAATGGTTAGAGCATTTCTAAAATTGCTAATTTTGTGAAGTGCCGTAAGAAACTCACGAGATGGCGGATCTACATTTGGAAGCGTGTCTCTGTAGCTAACCATTCCACCTAAGCCGTAAACAAATTGCATAAGCAAATACTAATCGTTTAGGCTAGTTAGTCCATGTCGTTTTCAAGCATTACTTTTGTGTAATGAACAGCAAGAGCAGCAAGAGTTGCGATCAACGCGATTGTCTGTGTCTTGCCCGAGAGGGTTACGAACACGATCACGCTACTCGCAAGAGTAAACGAGAGTGCCGCTGTTTCGTTTGCAAACTTGACTATAAAGCCTTTTAGACTAAACGTTTTTTCGCGCTCTTGTTTTGGCTTACGGCGTTTGACAATGTTTTTAACTGATTGCGAAAATGCCGAAGTCCCAACCTTGCGCTCTAATTTTGTGCCATCACCAACGTCGCCATCGCCGTCACGGTCAGTGGCTTTCTTGGACATGAATTTTTTAATGTTTTTAATGCTGTACATCAGCTGTTCTCCTTGTACTTGAAAATACTATTACGGGTAAATTGTTTCTTCTCTTCGTCTTCCTCAAGCCCAACGAGCTCTCCGCCGCCTTGGCCTTCCTCTTCAGGCTTTTTCCCTACTCCGTTATTGCTTCCGTTTCCTCCACCTGAACCGCCACCTGAACCGCCACCTGAACCGCCGTTGCCTCCACCTGATGAGCCGCCAGTGGCTGCTCCCGCTGCACCGGCTGTTGTCAATGCTGCTGCCGCGGCGGACGCTGCGACAAGAGTTCTACGAGTACCTACATCGATTGCCGAGCCAGTAGCTACATAGGTGTCAAACACTCCGTCAAACACATTGATCTCTTCTTCAAATGATTCTTTAACTTCTACTACAGCGTTGATGAGTGCCTCGGCAATTGCAGCACCCGCTTCTTCCGTGACCTCGGCAACAACGATTGCGGCAAACACTTCCGTTGCTTGTTCTCCGTCGATGCTTTCAAGCACTTTGGAGCTCGTTGCCAATTCTGTTGCTTGGTCACTAGGGATACCACCTTCCTGATCAATTACCAATGTGACAACTTGCGATACTTGCTCTTCAGTGATCGTGTCTGACTCAAGGACATCTACGATGACACCGAGCGACTCTTCGTTAAGTTCATTACCCAAGACGGCGGTAAAGGTTTCAATCAAAACCTCGGTGCTTACTGCTTCGTCAAAGACCGCGCCAAGAGCAGCGCCCAAAGTCTCTGCGGTTATATCGTCGGCCAACACATCAACAATGAGGTCAATGGTTTCTGCATCGGAAAGGTCACCGTCAAAGACGCTGTCAAAGATTGCTTCTGTTTCTGACACGCTTAGGTTTGTTTCAAGCAAGTCTCCAAGAACCGTCATGGTGTCTGCAACGGAAATGTCCTCGTCAAACACGGCTGCCATAACTGTGTTCAGGTCGCCAGAGCTAAGCGGACCATCAAAGATTGATTCCAAAGCCGACACCATGTTCTCAGCAGAAGTATCTTCGGAGAATGCTGAATCCAAAACTGCTGTCAACTGTTCGCTAGTGATGTCTGCATCTAGCATCGTTGTCAGTGCTTCGGTGAATACATCTGCCGAAACATCTTCGGTGAAGACGGCTTCTAGAACATTGTCAAACTGTGTGTTGGTAAGTTCTGCACCAAGGAGAGTGTCAAGAACAGCACCAACCTCGTCAGCCTCAATATCGGTAGTGAACGTATTTTCAAGAATGTTGTCTAATATGACTGTCGTGATTGGCTCGTTATTTTCTATATCAATGACGGTATAATCATCTGGTGGAATTATTACTACTACCGTTTCTGTTTCTGATGGGTCTATTCCAATTGGTTCTGAGTATTCTGGAATTGTCTCTGTTGGCAATTCAATTCCAGTTCCTGTTTCTACGGGAAGCGGCACTGTTGTGGATTCTGTTGCAGGCTCTGGGTATTGCGGCAGTGGCACTGTTGTACCGTTTGGGGGAGTCACGACGACAGGAGCGACAGTCGTACTGGTCGTAGTCGGGTCAAGAACGGTTGCATCAACGGTTACTTCAGGACCATAGGTGCAACTACCAGTTCCAACCCCAGCACACCCAGCCGTCATTGCTTTGATGCCAAAACGAACGGGTCCATATCCAGTCGTGACAGGGTTGCTACCAGAGAACATTTCAGTGCTCAATGAGTAGTTGGTTCCTTGATTTGTCCAAACTCCCCAACCACCTGATTGTGCTCCACCGATTACGGTCAAGTCGTAGAAACTAACTGAGTAACCATAGATGACGCAATTGCTTGCCGCCGATGCGTCCCAATCAAGGTCAACACTTCCATCTGAGTTTGCAACAGCAGTCAGGTTTGTGACTGGATTGAGATAAGCCGCAGTGATTGTGCTATTGGACTCTACATATCCAGAGCCTGAGAAATTGTTTGTGTTTTGCGCAGTAGTGCCAAATGTGTTCCCACTGGCTGTGGAGAAAGAGTTTGCACTTACTCCGTTGTACACGGACGAGCCGTTATTCCAATTATTTGCAAACTGAATAGCCGTGGTGTTGCCATTGAATGTATTACCTGAAACCGTTTGGTTACCAGCGCCAACCGCCCAACTTGTCGGAATCCATGACGATAAGTACACGCCAACACCGTTTGAAGTAAATGTTGAATTTAGAACTTGCTGACGGTTGAGCCCTCCTAAATATGCACCAACCTGTGTGTTTCCTGTGAACTGGCTGTTATTTATTTTGACAAAGCGCTCGGTACGAATGCCATAAGTATTTGATGTAAATGTAGAGCCATTGACATAAATACGATTTGAGTAATCAGTATCCGTAAGGCTCAGGGCTGTAGGTGTTCCGCCGTGGTCAGAGGTAATTGCATAACCATTATTGGTGAATTGGGAATCATTGAATGTGGTAACTCCACCGCCGCCTTGGTAGAAAGCCCACGATGAATGATTGGAAATCTTTATCCGATTGAACGTCATTGTTCCGGAGGCGTTGTAAATCAGCCCACCGTTCCATGAAACATTTTTACCTTGCTTGAATGTGATGTCTTCAATAACAATTGTTCTTGAGCCATTGTTGTAAATGGCTCGCCACAAATTATTGCCATCAATAATTGTCGTAGCCATTCCCGTGCCGGTGATTGTCACCCCAGCCGTAATGTTGGGCAAGTCGGAAGTGAGGGTGATTGTTCCTTCTGTGGTGATGTCAATGGCATCGTAAATCCCACCAGCATTTGCGTTGGCTTGATTGATTGCCCAGCGAAGAGTTCCGCTTGAACCATCATCCAAGAGGCTTGTAACTTCAAGCGATGTTGAAGCGGGAATAGTAGTAGTAGTGGTGGTGGTGGTACTTGTAGTAGTCGTAGTGCTCGTGGTGGTTGTCTGAGGAACCGTAGTGCTCGTGGTGCTCGTAGTAGTAGTTTGGGAAACAGTAGTTGTAGTTGTAGGGGGAACCGTTGGAGCGGTTTCACTATTGGAAGGAACTCCACCGAATGTGGTGCAAGTTCCAGAGACACAACGCTCTGTTGAGCCAGCCTCACTATCAACCATCAACGCAGGAGGCAAACCTTGGTCGTCAAGGTTGAACGAAGCAAAACCAAGTTTGTATGTACCGCTTATAGAAACTTCGTATGTTGAAGTTTGCCAACCAGTAGCACCATAAGAATTCGTAGAGTAATCACCAGTGCCAGGATTGGTAAACCCAAGAAGTGCGTATTGCTCAACATAGTTGTTTACCGTTACTACTGGAGTGCCAGTAACGGTCACGGGAACGAGTGAAGTTATGGAGCCATCGTTGTAAGGGACATAGTCAGTTCCGACGTAGTTCCAAGCCATTGTGTAGGTCGTACCTGCCGTCAGTTGGACATCACGAGTTATCCATGCCGCATCTGTCGGTGTACCTTGACCCATGCCTGATGCTTGCGCTTGTGATGTAAGCATGCTTTTGATTTCTGTCACCGAGCCAGCTGAAAGGCTCAAAGCACTTGCCGCTTGGTCAAAAGTCTGTTCACCCTTGGGTTGAAGCAGAACAGCGTTTGTTCCGTTGTTGGGTGAGAATGTCCAACTCCCAGAAGCAACTGCTGGTGCGTAATACTCGCTAGACGGGCTTCCAACAGCACCCCTAGAACCGTGAGTGAAAGTCCGAGAACCAGTAAATATAGTTACTCCACTACCGTTACCAGTAATGGTGTTGCCCAATGTTCCAGACTGTGATCCTTTTGACCAGCCTGTAAATGTTCCATCTTCAAAGCCAGCGTCAGGAATACTAATAGTAGATGCTTCTACTTTTGACGCTAATGGCGCAAATGACATTGCCACAGTGGGTAGCACGATCCACCAACCGTGAAAAAACTTACGCTTACTTGTCCTTGATCGTCTATTGCCCTGATGCCGCCGGTCCCCACCAGCCGCTCTTGTTGTCAAAGTTAGATATCAGTATCATTCTCTTCGGCTGCTATTTCAGCAGGGGTTTGTGAATATTGCCAGACAATGCCGCGAATGTCATCTGTAATGCACAGTGCAGCATCGAGTAAGTTTTCTGCTGCGATTAGTAGATCTCCGCGGTCTTCTACATTTTCTGGATCATCTAATTCTTCTGAAATTGAGTACAGAGTGTGAAGACACGCAGTGAGTCTTCGCATTGTTCTTTGCTGCTGTGTCTCATCTACAAATTGAATCACGAGGCAATTTTACACGTTTTTAGATGTGTGATGGTCACGTAGATAAAGTACAAGTGACGTGATTTTTGTCGCTCTAGAACTCTTACTAATGAAACGAAATGTACTTTATGATTTTACTTTTCTGGGCGTCGTGAGGAAGAGAAGAAAGAGAAAAAGAGTGAGAGGGAAAAATTGTGTCAAAAAGATACTAAGGCACTTTGCGTGATGGCTACAAAAAATCTGGCTTAGTATGTGGGCATTTATAATACATAAAACAAAGAAGCCAACTTATTTTTATATACGCGTATACATGTGTGTAGGTAGGTAACGTAAACTAAACTTGGCTTCTTTGTTTTATAAGTTTTTTATGCGACATTTATGCTATGTACATGATATAGTTTCGTGTGTACAAACGTGTACAAAACTGAGTTTCTGGCTTTGTACAAAGATGAAAGGAAAGTGACATGAGTAGTGCAGAAGACGCGCTAAAGGCGATGGGTCTTTCAGTTGAGGAAGTACTCGAGGCTGAGGAAGAATTGAGAGAACAGGGAAGACCAAGACGTTCGGATCCAAGTATCTGTCTCTGTGGCCACGCAGTTGCTAGGCACACGACGGTAAACGGTATAACTTTCTGTAAGCCAGCAAGAATGGAATGCCCATGTAAGAACTGTAGACCAGTTCTCGAAGCTGAAGACACTCGCAAGTTCTTACGAAGGACTGATGGTGGTGGGAAGCTTCATGCGCTGACTCGTGGAATGATCTCTCATATTGAGACGGGTAAGTCCATTGAGTGGGTTGTAGATCTAAAATGTGACAGATGTAAGCAGAATGACGAGAATGTGGTTCCTGTTCCAGTAACTCAGTCTGGAAAGGCTACAACCTATGCTACTGGATATGACGCGCTACTCTGCCGTAAGTGCCGAACAGAGGTATAATGAAACACTACAATGTTGTAATCGCAACTCCGGGACGAATGTTCCATTCAGAGTATGTTCAGTCTCTTGTGAAGACTTTGGAAGCTCTAACGGCTGAAGGACTGACTTATACTTTTCTAAACAAGTACTCGTCATTTGTTCCGACAGCTCGAGAACTTACAGCGATAGACCGATGGGATCACAACTATGATTCAAACGAGATTGCTGAAGGTAAGTTTACCTATGACAAGTTGTTCTGGATTGACTCAGATGTGGAATGGGATCCAGAAGACTTTCTTGCTCTATACAAATCAGAGCTGGAAATAGTGTCTGGACTCTACGCTATTGACCAATACGGTAAGTTGGCCGTAGGCTATCCAAACGAGCATGGTGCCATGACTTCTGTTCAGTCGGTTGAGTTCTTACTTCACACTGAACCTGTTGAGGTCGGTGGCGTAGGCTTTGGATTCCTATGTGTCAAGTCTGGCGTCTTTGAGAATATCCCAAGACCTTGGTTCCTGATTGGAAAAATGAAGTGGTCGCCAGACTCAGAGATAAGAGTAAATGTCGGGGAAGACTACTCGTGGTGTGGTCAAGCGCAACGAGCTGGGTACAAGATCTATGTCAACCCATTGATCAAATTGAAGCATCATAAAGAAACAATCTTTGAGGTAAAATAAGCGTACACGCCTGGATAGCTCAGTGGTAGAGCAACCGCCTTGTAAGCGGTAGGTCGTCAGTTCAATCCTGACTCTAGGCTCTGGGTTCCAGCCCAGTTTTGGTAGGCCGAGCTTATCCCTTTCTCTCGGCTTCCTTGTTGTAGTAGGTGGCTGGGCTGGAACCTTCAAGTTTTTGACTTTTTTGAAAGCGGAATACCAAATTTCCATTTTGCACTACTTTTGGGCAAAAAAGACAGTTTCTCGAAGCATTTTTTGACGGGCCGTTTTGTGCCCGAGAACCGTTGTTTCTAAAAGAGTCCTGCCATCAGTCCCTACTCTTATGAAAAACTCACGGGAAATCACTTGTCCCGCTATGATCTATGATCTTCACTGGACCCAACCGGGCTCCAGAAACGGAGAAATCCATGAAACTAACACCACAAATGACCGCAATGGCCTCGTCCTACGCTCGCTCCTTTATCGGCGCCTGCCTGGCCGTCTACCTGAGCGGCAATACCGACCCACAGGCAATCCTGTCGGCCGGAGTAGCAGCGGTAGTTCCAGTCCTCCTGCGTTGGGTCAACAAGAATGATTCAGCCTTTGGTCGCGGAACTTCCAAGTAACCAATCCAAACAGGGAGAGAACAGAACAATGAACAAACCAGTAGCAAAGAAAGCAGCAGCCAAGAAGGCAGCGCCGGCCAAAAAGAAAGCCGCGCCAGCCAAGAAGGCTGCAGCACCGAAGAAAGTAGCTCCAGCAAACGTCCGCCCAGAAGAGATCGCAAAGGGAACCTTTGCAGATCCAGCACCGGCACCGAAGACGTCCGCACCTGCCAAGAAGAAGTCTCTATTGAAGAGGATCTTCGGCGGTAAGTAGGCTACAACGAGTTGGGCCTCGCCTGGTTCGCCCTCTCCCCACAGGCGGGGTCCAACACTATTAAAGGAAAACATGTCAGAAGAACTTGTATTTGGAGATGAACCCGGTCCGGAGAGAGCCGAGTTTGAAGTAGACTCTCCAATCAACATACGCCCCAAGCTAGGCGACATCGGCATTGAAGAAGTCGAGCGCGGGGTCTGCCAAGATACCTTTGAAAACCGAGGACTCCTTCGGGCACACAAGATGGGATGGGATCCTGTGTACGCCTCGAATGGAGTTCCAACGGGATTGATCCAGGCGCGTTCTGCCGAGATGGCAAAAGCGCGCCGGGTCATGTCCCTCACAGAAAAGAAACCAATTCTTGTAGATCCAGACCGTATCAACTCTGATTATATAACGGGTCTAGATCTACTCGCGGAGAGCGCGTCCGACTACCTTGTGCCTCCTTGGGTAGTTGGCGCGACACGCGCCTGGATAAAAGAGCAAGAGGCAGGTGGACCGAGCTCACCTCGACGTAAACCAGCTGCCCTCCCAACTCGATGCAAGCACGTCAAGGATGACGGGATCCGCTGCATGCTTTGGTCTTCAGGACGCCCGGCAGATGACGGGTACTGTCGCATCCACCTTGGGTCTGTTCAGCGTCGTCCTGGAGAAGATGTCGAGCGCGCCCGGGCAAAGCTGACGCAGGCTGCGCCTTACGCGGTGGACGTCTTAGAAGATCTTATGCAGAACGCGCAATCTGAACCAGTGAAGCTTAAAGCTTCGACTGAAATCCTGGACCGCGCGGGAGTTCGTGGTGGTATAGAGTTCGATGCGCGCCTTGAAGTTACTGACGGGCGTCAACCAGCTCAGGTAGTTGCTGAACGTCTACAACGTCTAGCGGCCGGCGCAATTCAAGTTGCGGCGAAAATGGCCGAAGCTGGTCTGGAAATACCAAAAGACGCCGAGAGTGACATTGAAGACGCAGAAATCGTCGAGGAAACCTAAAATGTCACAAGAAACCCTAGATCTAGCGGAAAAACTGTATTTGGACCTCGTTGACGACATCGAGAAGGCAAAGACTCGAGAAGAGCATATTCGGGTCACCGCACGGGCAAATGCCGCGAGAGCCTTATTTCAAGGGCTTTCGGCCTCATATATCAGTCAATAGCCCCAAAACTAGGGAAAGTATACTGAAATTATGAATTTAGTGACGGCCGACTGCGACAATTGCGGCGCGGACGTCCAGGTAATTGGGACGGGCACGCCTGGCGAAGACCAGACCCAGACGGGCTGGCTTCAGGTAGAAAACGGCTGGTGCCTCGATTTTTCAGGTGGGTACGGCATGTTTACGGACCTGGCGCTCGATGACGGGTCACTTTTGCATAACGTCGCGCTCTGCCATGAATGTTGCTTGAAGATCGCTCGCATTCTTCCTGGAATCTTTGGCAAGACGGGTGGCATGCACTCGATGTCAATTGACGAGAAAGAAGCGACGGGTGGCAAGTCATGCTGCGAATTCTCCTGGGATAGTGACGGGCACGGCTGTCTCGTTTATGGAGACGGGCACGGCGGATGGACCGAAGTTGTCGCGCCTGATGGTACAATCATCGAATGACCGCTGACAGATTTCTTGAGCTCGCAAAAAGTTATCTTGGCTACCGCGCATCCCCTGGCGGTAGAAATGACTTTGCGGCGAGGACGGGATATACGTCAACGGGCGCGCCATGGTCTGGTTCATTTATAGACTGCGTCGCTTATGACGCCGGCGTAAAAATACCTGCCTGCGTGTACAGTCCGAACGGGCTTGCCGAATTCATTTATCAAAGAAGATGGCGCGAACGTCCGCAACCCGGTGACATTGTCTTTTACTCGTTTTCTCTTGACGGCGCGTTCGGCATGCCGCACGTTGGCATCGTCACGAACATTGACGGATGGAAGATCAGCGAGACGTTCACCGCAATCGAAGCAAACATTTCTTCAGGCCTGCCTAAGGCGCCGGATGTTAATGACGGGATCTTTGAACGCACGCGCTGGAAATATGAAGTTCTTGGATTTTGTCGTCCTGATTTCAAACAGCGGCCTGCCAAGGACTCAAATATATTGACGGGCAAGCCTGAGCTGTTGACATCTCAGCTGTTACCCGGCAAGCGGCATGCCAGCGTGGAAATATTGCAACGGGCACTGGTCGTCGCGGTTGGCTTAAGAGACTACGAGCGCGGAAAGTTTGACGTAAAAACGCAGCGCGCTTACGCGCGGTTCCAAAGACTGATCGGAGTTGTTGGGTCCGACGCGAATGGTGTTCCGACGCAGTCAACACTGACGCGCCTCGCGCTTGAAACTCAGATGTTCAAAATCTAAGGAAGTTACAATCAATCACGAATATGTCACACTCCCGTGATATATTGGTAGTACCAACGACAGTAAGGACAAATTACATGGTCAACCTATCCATATCAAAACGTGCCAGAGAAGGCGCCCTCAAAAAGGGTCAAATGACTCGTGATGTCGTTTATGGGATCATTGCAGATGCATCGATGCCACTGACGATCAACGAGATCAACTCCTTATACAAGGGCCTTCGTGGCAAGACACTTTCACGTGAGTACCTCCGAATGGTTCTCGATGCCTTTGTTGAATCAAAGCAGCTGCTCTCACGAACTGAGACAAAAGCAGAGCGTGAACTTCGTGGCAGAAGCCGTGGCGCAGACGCACTGCTGTTCTACACAGCAGGTACACGTGCAACTCGCACGTCGCTTCCAAAGGTTCCTTTCAAGATTACAGTTGCGAACTCGTCAAGTGGCGCACGCAACAAGTCAAAAAAGAAAGCTCAAGCCAAGAAGAAATCAGCGCCAAGTGCAAATGACTTGATCAACATTCTTATCGCTGATCGCACGAAGCATCTCGAGGATCGCATTGCACGTCTTGAGACAAAGCTTTCACGCATCAGAGCAATCGCTAAGTAGGGCGGTTAGCTAAGCGTCGGATTCCGATGACGGGCACGCGAGATGATAGCGTGTTCATATGAACCACGACATCTCCGTGTTCGTCATTGAATCAGTCGAAGACATGCTCGAGCTCGCCGAAGAAGAAATCTACGACTTTGTAATTGATGCCGATGAGTGCGCTAACTGTGGAATGATCCTCGGGATCATTTCTGCGGAAGATACAATCATTCCGTGCATCGTCGTATCCGTTGAGATATCGGCGCTGGACCCGTGGACAATCTGTCTAGATTGCGCCGCACCACTCCTGTACCCACAAGAGTGGAGCGTGGATCTGTAGAAATCTACGGAATGTAATATAGGCTCAACAACACCTACCCGAAAGGACATACGACATGCGTGAATACGCATCATCACGAACAAACATCCACCTGGCCGAAGGCGACTCGCCTAAGGTCTCAGTTCAACTGAACAATGTCAAAGGCGGCAACTTGTACGCAGTTGTTGACATTGAGTGCTTGGGACACAACCAGCACATCTTCGTCTACGCAAGCGAAGGCGAGACACCTGACGCTCTGCTTGGCAGGATCGTCCGTGGCTTGAGCCCAGTAGTAAAGGCGGAGAGCAATGCCTAATTGGTGCTCAAACGAACTCACAATCACTGGTGACAAAGAAGCGATTAGCCGCTTTGTCGCCGGCGTCAAGAAAGACGACTCACAAGACCTGCTGCTCATTGAAAGCTACCTGCCAACTCCAGAGGATTTGACAGTGACAATGGCTGGCGGTTTCACAGACAAGAACTCACCAGAAGCTTTGGAGCTTGCTGCGAAGCAGCAGTCAAACATTGACAAGTATGGTCACAAGGACTGGTACGACTGGAACATTGCCAACTGGGGAACCAAGTGGTCAGACAGCGATACCGACGGTGGCGACATCTACAACGATGGCACCACAGTGTCATACACATTCCAGTCTCCGTGGGGTCCACCTGAAGAAGCGTTCCGACGCATCTCAGCAATATTCCCAGAGCTGACCTTTGTTCTTAGCTTCTCTGAAGAGGGCATGGGCTTCTACGGCGCAACGAGCTTTTTCAATGGCGAGGTTGCAGCTGAAGCCGGCGGTGATATATCTGACATTGAAGGCTACGATGAGATTGACTTTGACAGCGATGACACAGACTGTTACGAGAAAGCTCACGAGCTTCAGCAAGACGCACGTGAAGAAGCAATGAGGCTGGTTCAAATCTAAGGAATGTAAGATAACACCATCAAGTAAACAACCTACCGAAAGGACATAACGACATGGGCGACAGAGCAGTAATCGGGTTCAAGGCCAACAGGGAATCAGTCCCTGTGTTCTTGTACTCGCACTGGGGCGGTTCAGACAGGTATCGTGACTTGCAGCGAGCACTCGTTGCATCACAGCCACGCTGGAACGATCCAGACTACGCAACACGCATTGCCATCTCACAAATCATTGGGAACTACTGGACAGAAGAAACTGGGTTCGGCATTAGCGCCGGCGAGAATTCTTTCAGCAAGCCTGACTACAACGACGTGCCAGTAGTAATCTGGGACGACCAAGTAGTCGTGGTTGTGAATGCAGAAGACTCAACGACAATCCGAACAATGGCTCTCCCACCAGAGATGTCATTCCAGGACTTCCTTGCGCTAGTTCACGTCTAGTGCAGACAAGCTTGGGACCAGCCGGCGGCTTGTGCGACTACGCCCCCGCCGGCTGGACCCGCCAAGTTTCTAAGGAATGTATATTGATACCACACCTACAAACAAAGGACACCAAATGACAACACAGTTACCTACGGTCGGCAAGGCCGTCTACCTAGAGTTCCGCAAGGACAACATGACCACGCAGGTCTTGTTCATGCCAGAAGGCATGGCAGCATCGCACACCATCGTGCCGCTGTCAATGTATCGCCGTCGCATCTCAGAGCACGCACCACGAAAGACCTGGCGTCTTATCGCTGGCACGACAACAACTGCCAAGCTAGCACCTGTAACTTCTGGCGCTGTTAGCAATCCAGCTGCCGCAAGCATAGGAACAACCTTGCTATCATTCGCTGACCCGCTGTTCACACAGCTAGCCACAAACAACTGGAAGCTTTTCAAGGAGCCAGTGGTTGTTGAAGTTACAGCAGAGGATCTCGAGTGCGTGCGCACTGGCAAGACTCCTTACAAGACTCTTGGCCGCATTTGGAAAGCTCGCAAGTTTCTTGGCTTCCCAGCCGAGTTCATTGACAAGCGCATTCCAGCTGTCTAATTCTCAGGAATGTAAAGTAAACTCACACCTACAAACAAAGGACACCAAATGACAATGAATACCATCTACGATGGCCTACACTCTGGGCTATCGTCAGTGCTTACCAGCGTAGCTGTTCAGCCAATCAATACTGAGGCAGCCTCCGTGCTGGATAAGATGACAACCCAGGCCGGCCGTGCGACAGCACGCGGCGCAGCAGCTCCAAAGAAGAAGCCTACCATGACTACAGCAGATGCACTCGTTGCGACAGACAAGTTCCCACGCCCTAATGGCGAGGACTACTACACTCGCAAGTGGGGCGAACACGATGACGTGATGGTCCTCCGCAAGGCCCGTGACATGAGCAGTTACATTCTGCTTTATGGCGCACCAGGTTGCGGCAAGACTGCTCTCGTTGAAGCTGCATTCTGCAGCGAGCCCGGCGGTCTTCAGACTGTCCTCGGCTCTGGCGACACTGAAGTCTCTGACTTGGTCGGCGGATACGTGCAAACGCCAAGCGGCGGCTTCCTCTGGGAAGATGGCCCGCTGCTCAAAGCAGCTGAAGCAGGCGGCACACTTCTTATTGACGAAGTCGGCCTCATTGACCCGAAGG